GCGGCCGACGTCGACAGCCTCGTGCCGGAGCCGGGTCAGGACGTCGGCGAGAAGTCGGTCCAGGCCCGCATCGACAAGGAGACCGAGGCAGGCCTCCGGGGCATCGAGACGGATCCGACGCCCAACAGCAACTACACGGTCGAAGGAGTCGTGTCCGGGGCGCCCACGCCCGAGACGGACCCGAGCCTCCGAGACGACATCCGAGCGGCCCGTCGCATCGACGGTCCGGCCCCGCTGTAAGGAGCTGACGCTCAGTGCTCAACGCACCGAACAGCAGGGTGCTCACGGCGAACGTGCCTGCGGCCGGCGCGGCCGTCGTCCAAGATCAGGTCATCGGCGAGTCGCCGGTCACCGGGCAGGTCACCGAGGTGGTCATCTACCCGGAGGCCAACGTGGTCGCCAACGCCGTCAACTTCCGGACGTTCCGGCTCATCAACAAGGGCCTGGACGGGAACGGAGCGGTGGTCGTGGCATCGTTCGCGACGGACCTCCCCACCACGGACGACCTCGCGGACTTCGACGAGAAGGGCATCCCGCTCTCCGTCGTCGCCGGTGCGGTCAACGTGGCGGAAGGTGACATCCTCGCCATGGACGAGACCGTCGCCGCCGCCGGGGTCGCGCACAGCGGCTACGGGGTCAAGGTGACCGTCAGCAAGGTCGTCAGCTCCTGAACGTGACGGGGGCGGCGGAGTTCTCCGACCTCCCGCTCCGTCGCCCCTTCACGATCAGAAAGGAACCCATGGCCACTTACGCATCATTCGTCGACTGGCAGGCCTTCGACCCGGCTTCCACCTCTGTGGAGGCTGACGTCGAGCCATTCCTGATCAAGGCCGAGCGTGACATCGACTCCGCGATTGGCAAGCGCGGTTCGTACACCACCGAACGCCGGATCGACCCGACGCTCTTCACGCCCTGGAGGCGCGACATGCTGGCCATGGCCTGCTGCGCCCAAGCTCAGTATCGCATGTTCAAAGGCGAGGAGTTCTTCGCCAGCGTCCGGCCCATGAAACAGAGCAGTCGGGAAGGTGCGATGGAAGGTCAGGAGCCGTATATCGGCCCGATCGCCAGCCAGCACCTCGCGCAAGGCGGGTTCTACAACCTCGTTCGCGGCTCAGGCAAGCAGCCGTACCTCTACGACCTCCCCAACCAGAACACAGGCTCATGATCAGACCTTCCAAACCGCGATCCGTCGCCACCCAACGCAAGTCCGGCCTGCGCTTCCGCAGCGACTTCGAACGGATCAAGGACAACCAGGAGAAGGTGCCTGGTCGGGGGACCAAGCAGCTCACCGCTATCGAGAAGGCACGGATCGCCAGGCCATGATCTTCCGCTACACCGCACCCGGGCGAGTCTCTCGCCGAGTCACCGAGGCTTTCGGCCTCTATGCGGTGGTGGATGACTACGAAGCCTCGTTCCCCTCCCAGCTGGTGGTCCCGAACTCGGATGAAGCAAGCCGCGATTCAGCGCCTCCCCGTGACACTTCGCCCTGGCGGATCCGCTGGCGCGGCGGATTCCAAGCGCCGGAAGGCACTCCTCCGACGACAGGTGATCGCATCGAGATCGCAGGCGTGGGCTACGAGATCACTTCGAGCCCCAGGACGGTCGATGAAGGACGAGCCGGCCTCGTGACCCACGAGGTCAAGTGTCAGCCGGTCAATGATCTCTATCCACTAGTCGGTGAGATCCAGGAGATGAACGGCACGACGATCCTCCCGAACGTGCGCTTCTCTGCCTTCCGCGCCTCTGAGCAACACCTCGATACAGGGTCCTACGAGGATTTCGACTCGGAGGCCTCCGTGGCATACCAGGACGCTGTCCGAAAGAACCGCCAGATAGCCCACGGGACGAACGTGTACAAGATCGTCAACGTCGAGGTCGACGTGGTGGGCCGCTACCTCCGCATGAGCCTGAGGAGGAGCGGTGGCTAAGTTCAAGCCCATCAAGGTCAAGGTCGAGCGAGCTGCAGCTGTCGGCGCCAAGTTCGGACGAACCAAGGGCAAGCTCAGCAAAGAGCTGGAGTCGTCCGTCTCGGACATCGGTCAGGCGATGAAACGCGTCTATCGGTTCTGGACGCCCAAGCAGTCAGGTCGCATGCAGAAGGGCATCGGCGTTCGGAAGGCCGGCCGAGCCGTCGTTGAGATCACGGTCTCTGCTGTGGATCCCGACACCGGCTTCAACTATGTCGCCGTCTCGAGATTCGGCCACAGGGCCGCAACGATCCAGCCTGTCACGGCGAGCATCCTCAAGCTCAACCTGTACGGCGGCTTCTGGACCTTCGCGCCCGAGGTCAAGGGCTACCGACCCAAGTACGACTGGGTGGAGGAGGCGTTCTTCTCCGCACAGGAGGTCGCCGAGACACACTCTCACAAGCTCTCTCAACGACTTGACCTAAGGCTCGCCTCATGAACCTAACCACCAACCAACTTGCCACCGCTCTTGAAACCTGGGCCGCGAGCGTCTTAGGAATCAATACGGTGGAGCATGCTCCTACGAGATTGCAGGAGGTGCTGCCGCTGGTAATATGTGAAGTGAAAGGAGATCGACGAGCAGACCGCGATGACCAACTTCCCGGTGTAGCCACGTTCCAGCAGACATATATCCGTGCAAGGCGGGCGGAACTGCTGCTCATGGTAACCCCGGACGACTCATGGGCCGCAACCCAGCTCCTCTACGGCTACGTGGACCAGCTGGCTAGCGCGCTGCTAGAACCGACGTTGGGGGGCCGAGTTCACACAGCATCGCCGTACTACGAGGCAAGCTACGACCCCCCCGAAGTGCAGTACGCAGACGGAACGACGGCCAGGGCAGCCACGTTCGCGCTAACCATCGGAGAGTTCACGGAGGTGAGCTAATATGCCGCCCAACATCGAGCACAAGAAGCAAACGGTCATGGTCACAGGCGTGGCCGGCACCGAGGCCGTCCCACACGTTCAGCAGTACGTCGAGGTGGACGGAATCACCGGCAAGGTCGGACAGGAGATGGAGCTGACCGAAGACCAGATCAAGCGGCTGAAGGAATCGGGAGTCAGCTTCGACGGTGACGTCGGAGGTCCCCCCAGGCACTCCTCCGCCAAGCCGCACGAGACCACCCCGGGAGGTGAGTCGTAGTGGCAATGCACGGTGGACGTACGCCGTTCGACGAGGGGGGAGCACTCACCGGTCCCGCACGGGTCCTGTACGCCCCCCTCGCAACCGCGGTGCCGGTGGACATCTGGGACATCATCCCAGCGGTCGCCGACGTGGACGGGGAGTACCCGGCCGAGACCGGCTGGTTCGACTTCGGCCTCGCGGCCGATGCCCCGACCTACACGCACTCGCGTGAGTCGGAAGGACTGGAGTACCAGCAGCCTTCTGGCGCCCTGTTCCAGGCGATCACCGCTGTCGAGCGCAATCTCACCGCTCAGATCGCCCACATCGACGAGATCACCCTGCAGATCATCGAGAACGCCCTCTCGGCGTCGACGATCAGCTCGGCACCCAACGAGTCGGCTCTCAAGAAGGTGAACGTCGGCCTCTACTCCGACGTGCCCGTCTGGCGAGTCGCGCTCGTTTCGTTCCGCCCTTCCGGGGCAGGGGTCGTCACCGAACCGGTCGCTTCTCCGGTGGACACCCGTCCGCCGTTGGTGGCCCGGATCATCCCGCGGGCCGTGATCACGGCGGACGAGACAGAGATGTCGTTCGCCCGCGGCGAGCCCACCAACGCCGAGTGCACCTTCGTGGCCCAGTCCGAGCCGACCGCCCCCGCTGGCGGAGAGCACGGCTACTGGATCGTGGAGCAGCCCGGCACGATCGCAATCGCCTAGCTCGTCTAGACGACAGCAGAAGGAGAGCAGATTCACATGAGCAACAACGGCAGCACAGCAACGGTTCGGCTGGGTGAGCGTGTCTTCCCTGTGGTCCCACAGAAGCACGCTCGCCTTCGCCACCACCTCAACGCCGAGGACTTCGGCAAGATCATGTCCGGCGACTACGGACACCACTCGTACCGGGTCCTCACCATTCTCGTCCCCGCGCTGGAGACGATGCCCGAGCACGAGTGGGAGGGCTTCCAGTCTCAGGAGGCCTGGGATCGGTATCAGGCCGGCGACCGCGAGGCATACGACGAGAACAACGATCCGTCGCCCACAACAGACGACATCATCGCGGCGTTCCAGACCGCGTTGGAGGTCTCGGGCGCCGGCCGCCTGGGAAAACTCCTGAACCTGATCAGCCGGGCCACGACCGCCGCGGAGCTTTCCACGGCTCGCCCGACGCCGCTATCGCCCGCGTCGCCTGGGTCCACTGGGGAGTCGACCTCGACACCTTCTGGGACGACTCCCCCAACGTCTACGCCGAGCGCGGCGTAACGATTCCACGGCTCCTGGACTTGATCGAGCTTCATGAATGGCAGACTGGCAATGACCTCTTCCAAATGGGAGCAGTCATGAGTCAGGCCTTCCACGCACCGAAGTCTCTGGTCAAGCTCCGACCGGGGTACCGTGAAGTCCCCGACCTGGAGTCCGTCCCGGCAATGCTAAGACCGGCGAAGAAGAACCATGGCTGACATCAACGAGATCATCCTCCGTATCACGGGAGACGACGACGAGGGACAACGTGCTCTCGCACAGATCGTCGCTGCCCTTGAGGCTGTGGATGCCGTTGAGGCCGAGCCGGAGGTTCAGCTCCAGGGCGAGGCGGGGGTCCTAGCAGGTCTTGCCGCCATCATGACGGCGATCCAGGGTGTCGATCAGGCGGAGGCCAAGCCGGACGTTGAAGTTCCGACGGCCGGTCCCATCGCCCAGATCGCCATCCTGGCCGCTGCCCTGGAGAGCCTGCCCAACGAAGTAAACGTCGATGTCGAGGTAGACAAAGACGGTGCCGCCAGGACAGGTTCCAAGATCTTGGCTGGAGCGATCAACGCTCTCAGCAGTGCTGGCGCGGGGCTGACCCAGTCTCTCGGCCAGGTCGGTGTCTCCATCGGTCCATTCGCGACGGCACTCAATCCCGTCACCATTGCCATCATCGCCATGGCCCTGGCGATCGGTGTCGCCCTGGTGGCTGCCTTGGCCGCGCTGGCATCTTCCCTCGCCATAGCGACTGCGGCCCTGGCTGCTCTGGCTGTGGCTCTCGTGGGAGCCTTGGCACCCATCGCGGCAGTGGGCTTCCCAGCTCTGCTCGCCTTCGCGAAGGTACTGGCGATCCTCAAGCGCGAACAGACGGAAGCGGCCAACGCGGCGATCGAGAAGGCCCGGGCCGACCAGACCGCCATCCAGTACGCTCGGCAGCACTCCGATGCGGAACTGGAGTTGGCTCGAGCCATCACCGCCCGGAGGGACGCGGTCGTACAAGCGATGCGCGAGATGGAGAATGCCATCGAGGCAGTCTCTGACTCGTACAGGTCGCTTGAACGAGCGCAGCTTTCCCAGGAGGCCGCCCAGCTCGGGATCGAGCAGGCTGAACTCAACCTCAAGAACTTCCGCAGTGAAGTCGGTCTCATCGGCACCGACCTGGACAGCCTGTTCAAGAAGTTCACGGACGTCGACTTCAAGGGCAACTCCGAGGCCATTATCGGCGAGCTGGAAGGGCTCACCGGGATGGACATCAAGGGGAGTCGCGAGCTTGAGCTGAAGCAGCTGATCCTCGCGGTGAAGGAGGCCCGCCTCTCGGAGAAGGAGGCCACAGACGGAGTCTCTGACTCTGAACGCAACCTAGGTCGCGCTCGTCAGGATGCCCTAGCCTTCCAGAAGCAGGGGATCGAAGCCTCCAAGACGTACCAGGCGGCCATCGAGAGGGTCACGCAGGCTCAGGTCCAGCTCCAGCGCATTGAAGAGGATCGAAAGGCGCAGCTAGAACAGGAGGGGCTCCAGAAGTCCATCTCCATGACGGAGGCGTTGACTCGTAGAGAGCAACGTCTTCTGGACGTGGTCAAGGAACTGATCGATGCTTTCAAAGAGGCGTTCGGCCCGGCAGTCAACGCCCTGCTTGACGGCATCATCGATGGACTCAAGGGCATGGGCGGCGCGATCAAGCGTCTAAAGGGCAACCTTACATCGCTCGGCGGGGCGATGGGTTCCGCGGTTTCGGGTCTACTCGGCGGCCTCGCTACGCCCGAGGCGACTGAGCTATTCCAGGTTCTCATCGACGGAGCGACTGAACTCACTCCGTTGATCGCCTCGAGCTTTGGCTCAATACTCGATCTGCTGACCAAGATCGCGGTAGCGGCGATGCCGTACTTGGTCGCGGGTTTCGAGGCGATTGCGGGATGGCTAAACGAACTCTCGGCCAACACCTCGGTGCAGGATATCAGCGATGTTCTCGCGCTGATGATGCCGCATCTGGAGAAGTGGCTCGAACTTGGCAAGCAGCTAGGTGGAGCGTTCTTCGAACTTCTCATCGCCGCCGCTCCGGCCGGGCTGCAACTGGCTACAGACATCGCGAGGATCGCGGGGGACCTAGCGAAGTGGGCAGGATCGGCAGAGGGTCGCCAGCAGATCAAGGACTTCCTCGACGAGGCCATCCCACTTGCCGAGGACTTTGCCGTCGCGGTATTCACGGTGCTCAAGTGGTTCACCGCGATGGTCGGGGTTACCAATGACGTAATCGATGTCTTCCAGCTGTTGTGGGATCTCCTTCTCCCGTTCCGTTGGTTCTTGAAGGAGTTCTGGGACCAGCTCAAGGCTGACATCGAGGCGGTAGCCGGCTGGCTCGGTACTGCCTCTGTGAATATCGAGAACGCCTGGGCCGACGTGATGGAGTTCCTCTCTACGCTTCCGCAGGCGATGTTCGACGCCGGTGCGGATGCCATCAAGGGATTCATCGAAGGCCTGCTCAGTATAGCTCCCGACTTGGTTGAAACCGCTAAGGACATCATGAACGTGCCGGGGGCGATTGCCGAACAGATCCTGAAGATCGGTTCACCGTCGAAGGTGATGTTCGACATCGGTAAGAACGTGACCAAGGGCTTCGAGCTTGGCATTCAGGACCAGGCGTCTAGAATCGCCCAGGCCTCCAGGGTGACCTTCGCTGCTCCGATTCCGGCTACGGCCGGCCAGTCTCAGGGCATCACTATCCAGGAGCAGAACGTCAATCTTCCGGCCGCTCCGGGTCATGATCAGCTTGGGGACCCGAGAGTCCAGGCCGAGATGTTCGCCCGAGAGATGATGCGTCGAGGATTCAACGAAGTAGGAGCGCCGTCGTAATGCTTGCAGCTGCCACTATCGCTGAAGGCGTTCTCGGGCTTGAGGCCGAGCACGGCTGGAATGGCATCATCCTGAACCGGAAGAACGAGTTTCCGCGATACAACCTCCATCGCATCAATGGGCTGCACGCTCGCGCTGAAAGCGACGACCCGCGGGACATGATCAAGGGCGGTATCGGTGAGTTGCCGTTCCCCGCCAACCCCAGGGGCAAGACGATCGTCTACACTGGAACCGTTGAGGCGGCCAGCCTCCCGTCCTTGCGCACTGCGATCAACGCCCTCAAGGCCGCGTTTGCCGACAGACGCAACGAGTATTGGATGACAGTTGCTCCCCCCGCAGGACGTGGAGGTGTCAGTTGGACATACATCGGTACGGTGCTCGCCTGCGATGTGGACGACGAACAGACCCGAGGGATGAGCGCGGTCTACGTTCATGCACGAACATTCTCCGTCTCCATACGCCAGAATGATCCTCGGTACTACGGCGCGGCTGTCGCAGCTCCAGGAGGCAGCGGCGCCACGATCAACGTGAACAACTTGGGCAACGCGCCGTCGGAACCCGTCTTCATCCTCAACGGTCCGCTCGCGTTGGGTTCCCCCCCGAGGCTTGAGCGTCTAGCTCCTGATGCACGCTTCCTCCAGTTCCAGGATTCGATCGCATGGTCGGCGATCAACGCGGGTAAGACTCTGGTGGTTGAGTTCGGTCGGGCGCCTCGTGCCTACTGCCCCCAGATCCCCGGAAGCGACTTCGCGTCTCTACTGACGTTTAGCTCCACATGGTGGGACGATGGAGTGTACGGCATCCTGCCTGGCGGCCAGGACCTCAAGGTTACCAATGCTGTCTGGGCCGTAAACTTCAACCATGCGAGCTGGTAGATGCAGCTAAAGGCCAAGATCGAGGATCTCGCCGGCAAGCCGCTCAAGCACCTGCATCGGTTCGCTGGGCTGGAGGTTCTCGAGCCGCTCAACGACTCGTTGACCTCCAAGGTCCTGATCTCTATGTCAGACCCGGCCGTCACCGAGGTCAAGCCGTTGGAGCGTGTCCTCTCCGTTACCTGTGGTCCCTTCCTCATCTTTCGCGGTCGACTAACCCGACCTATCTTCAACTTCGATGCCGGGACCGTGCAGATCAACGCTCACGACCCCACTTTGATTCTCAAGCATCATTACCACGCCTTCGGGGACTACCCGGTTGACTATGGCTATCCCATCGACGGCATCGGGATGCGCGCTCTGGTCGAGTCGAGCGTGCCGAAAGAGCCCGATGCCGAGGGCGGCATGTTCCCGAACGGCATCTTGTACGGGGTCGACGAGACTAACCATCAAGAGCCACAGGACGCCCCGGATTCAGTTTGGCGACGCGTCGAACGCGGTACGAACGTCTGGGAGTCGATTACGAATCTGGCCCAGATTGTCGGAGCGCCCGACTTCTGGTTCCGTCCCATCGACAACGAGCACCAGGGCATTACTGGCGAGGTGCCCCCCGGGTACTTTTGCGAATTTGATGTCTTCCAGAGGCGGGGCGACGATAAGTCGTTCTCGGTCATCTTCGAGAAGAACACCGGCAGGAAGAACGCCGACAACGTAATCTGGGAGCCGGATGGCACGTCGGTACGAAACTTCTGGGTGCAGGTCTACCCTGGCGGTGATCGTAGCTCAACCGATGACACGCGCCGAGCCCGCGTCCTCAACGGGGACTCGATCAACAGGTTCGGGATGATGATGGGATGGGAGTCGTCCGGTCAGAAGGATCCGTACAGGACTCTGGTCGAAAAGGGGCGGGCCTGGGTCCGAGCCTACGCCTTCCCGCCCGATTTCTTCACCGTGGTTCCGAAGATGGATGGCATCAACGTGCCGGAGTACAGACGAGCCTATGATGTTGGAGACACTATCACGGCTCGCGCCAAGAACGGATATGTCCAGAAGGAGATTGAGGGTCGCATCGTGCAGGCGCGCCTTACCCAGGCTGATGCGCAGTCTAACACGCGCGTTGAGCTTGAATGCGTGCCGACCGTTGCGAGTGCTGAGACAATCGTCTTGGGGCAGGACAACTAATGGCCGAGATGACCCGCAGCCCGGACTATCTCCGGATCACGGCCTCGACGGCGCGCCGGGTTCGCAACCTGGAGACGGGCGTTCACCCGACGTCATCCGGGTTGAACTACTACGACACATTTGGACCTGCGCCCTTCCCTAATTCCGAGGACCCTGTTTGGAGCCTGACCTCTATTCAGACCGGGCCGGGCTGGCAACGTCGAATGGGAATCGTGCAGACGTTTGGTTTCCTCGCGGGTCAATGGAATGCCTCTGATGATGAACACTTCATATGCCGTTTGCCGCCAGAGGCACGTCCTAGGGTGCCCGTGAACGTCATGGCTCCGATGACGGCAGCGGAGCCATACTTCGCGTTCATCCGCGTTGACACAGGCGGGTTCTTCTACTTGGGAAAGCCGCCGAATGCGACCCTGGGCGTGACTTGTAACGTGTACTTGACCGGCGTGTCTTGGTCGGTGAACTGATGGCACCGACCGGACGCCGCAAAGACTTGATTGATCAGGACGCCGGGGTCATCGAGCGCGTCCGCAAGCTTGAGGTACTCGGCAACCCTCGCACGCTCGTGCCGAAGATGTGGAAGCCCCATCACACGGTCTACGATATCATCGCCCAGCACATCACGCTCCTCGGCGCCTGGCGGAACAACCAGGACTGGCAGTATGACTGGAATCTCTCGGGCGTTCCGCCCTTCGCATCGGTTGCGGCGAGGCATTGTCATGAGCTTCTGCTCACGGAGGGATTCGGAGGCGACCCTGAGGTTGGCGGTAGCTTCATGAGCAACAAGTACGAGTGGACCAACTTCCTCTGGCTTATGCACGCGATCCCCTCGCCGTTCTGGATCAACGAGTTGAGTTTTTCTGCCGGTACGGAGGATACGGGACCGCTGGCCAACCACTTGACTGCATGGCAAGTCCCATATCACCACCCGATGAACAAAGTGCTTATTTTCTCAGGTCTGCCCGAACGTGGAGGACCCTGGCACTGGGCCGAGACTGGCGCGGGATGGTATGGATTCTCTCGGTTCCCGGGGATCTCTCTTACCGACCCTCCGAACCCCGAGCTACAAGAGATTTGGGATAATGGAGGGCATGGCGCATGGTCGACTGGCATACCCGAGGCGGACTGCGGCATCGTCCGACGCAACAACAACTACGGTTTCTCCGCGAGCGACTGTGGAGGACCGAACGATCCCCCGTACAGCGCCTATCTTCAGCCGGGGATCCCGGCGGAGTTCGACGCGGGTTACGACCCTTGTCCGAACGCACCCCCGGGCGTCGTTTTCCAGGGCGGGTCGGTCATTCGGATCGCTACCTGGCTACCATTCAACGATCTCTGCTTGTGGGGTCCGCCGCTTCCCAGGTCTAACGAAGGTGGAGCGGGTGGCGGCGGCGAAGATGAACTGCTCTTTCCCTATCCGGGGATGTCCTTTCTGAGCGCCCAGGCGGAAGCGTGGCTGGGTGTCTACCCGGGGGTGGCCGCCTTCTACGAACGTGCTATTCCTGCGGCGCTAGCAAAGCTCCAGACCGTCGAGTACAAGCATTGGGAGCCGTTCTCGCTGGCGATTCCTTGGTCCGGGAATCTTGAAGCAACGCGAGTGCAAGACCGAGTCATGCTGCGCGGAACTATCACGTGGGATTCGGATGGTGTGATCGACGAGCCTTGGATTGGCGCCATCCAGAATGACGGCCTCGGTTCACCAACGTGGTTCTCCGGCCTAGACTCGGCCCGACTGCTCGTGAGGACGGAGGGAGCGGTTGCAGACTATGGCTTCACCCACGTGATATTTGATTTATTCCCGTCGCCGCTGGGCGAGTGGTGTCGCGTGGTATGGTCACCTGCTCACCCCGAACATCAGAACAATTACCATGGCCCATTCACGATGCATTTCGATGGACTGAGTTTCCCAGTAAGGCCAGGCTCGTAATGCCCATGGACGACTACCCCGAGCCCTATGTCATCGCTTGCTTCGGCGATCCGCTACACCCCGACCTCGTGATCCATGTTGGAGAACCATGGCCAAGAGCAGGGTACATCCATGAGCTCATAGCAGGTGATGTACGTAAGTACAAGATGCGTCCTGGCGGGCCTCCGTACATCGCTGATTATGTCGAGCCGGGATCCGAGTCAAATTTTGAGCAATCCACCGAAGGGGAGCCCGGCCCTACTGGTCCAGCCGGACCGCAAGGTCCCGCGGGTCCGAGCGGCGGCGCTGGCGCTCCGGGCAAGAGCGCGACCTACCGGGGCGCGTGGGCTGCAGGGACGTTATACACATCTCTGGACACGGTGCGTCACAATGGCAGCTCGTATATGTGCAGAGTCGAGCAGTCGATTGGCGTGGACCCCGGGTTGCCCGCTTCGCCTGTGCATTGGGGCTTGCTCGCGGAGAAAGGCGATCAGGGAATCCAGGGTCCACAGGGCATCCAGGGCCCTCAAGGTATCCAAGGTGTCCAAGGCGTTCCGGGCAGTCCATTGCCAATCCGTGAAGTCGTGGCGTTCACGACGCCAGTACTTGATAATGGAGCGGTAACAGTCGGGAACATCGTCGTCGCGCTCGGCTTCCGCATCCTACGTATGGACACGGATCGCCCGGCTTGGGTTCGTATGTACACCACCGCCCCTAAACGATCTGCAGATAGCGGACGTTCGATTAGCGATGATCCCGAAGGGGATCATGGCGTGACCTTCGAAGGCATTACGGCCCCCGCTTTACTCGGCTTCGATACCTCGCCTGTACCACAGGCTTACTCGATGGATGATCCTCCAACAGATGCCATTCCATACCGCGTGGTCAATCTCGGCACTCCTGGTACGGTGACCGTTACCTTGATCGTTCAGAAGCAGGAGGCTTAGGTCCATGCCTATCCATACTTGGTCGTCCGTTATCCTCGGTGATACCGACGCCAACTTCACTGCCTGGGCGCAAGGCGTTAGCGACGCCTTCAACGCGCTCCTGGTCAAGACGGCGGATACGGGCCAGGCAGCGCAACCGTTCGTCTTCGCTCGCCCCGCCGCCAACGCTGTCGTAGGATTCGAGGTTTTTCGGTTTGATGACGCCCAGCAGGCTCTGTTCCCGATCTACATGAAGGTCGAGTATGGATTTGGTTCGAGTTTGAATACCCCGACCCTCTATGTCACCTGGGGGACCGGAACGGACGGCAATGGAGGCATCACGGGAGTCCGACTGGGACGGCAAGCGTTCAACAGGTCGAATCAACCTGGTTCGGGCGTGATCACCGAGAACGGCGCCTCGGCGGGCGAGGGATACTTCAACTTGTTCTGGGGAGGCTCAGGCGCCGACGGCCTTGGCCTCCAACTGTCCGTGGGTCGCTCGATTGACGTGTTAGGAGATCCGACCGCCGATGCCTATTGGGCGTTCAGTTGGAACGGCAACGCAGTCAACTTCTTTACGGTGCCACCCGCACCGCTCGCTGCCCTTGTGAGATCCACGAACGCGGGTAACGGGGCGGGCCTGCCAGTATTGGGCGTGCCTGAGAGCACCAATTCCGCCGAGTACGTGAGCATGGGGGGCGAAGTACCCGTCTACCCCATCGAGCCGTTCCTGGGGAGACGGCAGCCGCCACTAAAGAGCGCTGCCATGGTGAACATCGGGGACGTGGGACCAGGTGTCGTTTTCCAGACTTTGATGTTCGGAGAGACGTTGACGTTCAGGCGCGTAGCAGCAGGGTCTAACAACTTTGTCACGCGCGGCGGCATGGCTACCAACGCGCTTGCGATTCGTTGGGAGTAACGGATGGCATATAAAGACGTTGTCCTAGCCACTCCCGGCCTAATTCATCTTTGGCCTCTCGGCCCGGACGTGGCTGCAGCGGACGATGACCTTGTGGGGGCAACCCCGCTCGTTTTAGGGTCTTCCCTCACTTGGAGTCTAGCCGGACTAGGGCGCGTCGATGACCCACGGATTGCTACGGGGTTTCATAGGTCCAGTTCCTCCAACAGTCATGCCAACTCTGCCCCGACTGGCCTCTCTGGAGCGCATTCAATCGAGGTCTTGTTCAAAGTTCCGGCCGGTCTCTCGGGTTCTGGTTGGTATCTGTTCGGTACCCGCGGAGCAATTGGCGGACAGTTCTCAACTGAGTGGACGGTAGATAGTGCGCTTGGAACATCGTTGCGGATCAACTTAGGCAATGGCGCGTCTTGGTATTCGCCTTCGGGCGTTGCCGGCGGATTAGCGCGGGATACTTGGCACCATGCAATTCTTGCCGTAGGTGCCGATGGTTCATGGGAGATGTTCCTCAACGGCGTGAGCGTCGGCGGTGGTATCTGGGGTTTGAGCGGTCTACCTCTGATGTTTGACGCCACGCACAATCTGACCATTGGCAACTATAGCCGGTCATTTGATCCCAACTGGTCGTTCGACGGTTGGATGCAGCACTTCGCCATATATAACACGAAGCTTGATCTGGCGACGGCAGAGGAACACTTCAATGCCCTGGGTGTTGCGCCCAACATTATCTTGCATGGTCCCGAATTGACGGTCTTCGGTCCTCCTCTCACGGCCATTCTGCTATCGCCGTCAATGGTATCAGACCCGGTGCCTGGCGGCGGTCCGGTTCGTCCCATCAGCGGACAGATCTGGCCGCGATGACTCAGCGCAGACAGAACGCCGAGAAGTGGGCGCCGGTCCTTCTCATCTATCTTGGCATGTTCTCGTTCTTGTTCTGCTTGATCTTCTGGGCGATCACGACTCGCCTGGAGCCGATCCTACTAGGTGCTGGTGGTACGTTGATGGGTCTTTCGCAGGGGCTCGACGCATACCAGAAAACGCTACGTGGTCCACCTGAATCTCCGCCAGTCCAGGACCCTACTGTCGGTGAAAGCGAGTCATGACTTTGTCCCTTCTAAGTCTGTTTATCACGTCGGGGTACTTGGCTCTATCGGTCGATGACTCTGAAGCAGCGCAGATCCTTGCCGTGCCGTACGCTGTCATCGTGATCTCTCTGTACGTCACATATCGCCGCCAAACTCGGCCGCGAGGGAGGCGCCATCCCCATGTCTGATGAAGAACGTCGTAAAGACCCCGAGACCAGGAGCCGCTTATCGAAGTTGGAGAAGCAACTCCTGCAGCGAGTCACCGACATGGAGAAGCGGTTGCGGTGGCTTTCCCGAAAGCTACTGATCGGTCAACTGTGGCTAGCAGTTGCCATTATCGGGATGGGCGGCGGGTTCTACTATCTCTACACCGAGTTGCAGGACAGTCGACGAGACGCCTCCTACGCCGCCTGTACCGCGCGTAACGGCGACCGTCAGGGCATCCAGGATTTCGTGATCGCCCAGTCTGGGCCGATGTCAACGGACACCCCCGAATACCGGGCGCTGCCGCAGTCGGTCAAGAACTACATCAATCAGCAGCAGACCGGAGGAACCGCCGGGAGCGTCGAGGAGGCGGTGAAGAGAGCGTTCCCGATCGTGCAGGATTGTAATGCTGCCGCGAAAGCGGCGGTCGAATAGTACCAACCAGGAGAGCACATGGCAGCGAGCTACCCCGGGGCCATCTCGGTCCCGTACACTTCAGCCGGGTCATTCGCGACCGGGTTCCCGCCCCGCATCGTGCACCACACGACCGAGGGCGTCAGTCTCCCGCACTACGTGGGATCCGCTCCGCACCTGACGGTCGATGTCCAGCGGCGGAAGATCTACCAGCACATCCGTCTGGACCAGGCGGCGAAGGCGTTGGTCGGCTCCGCGCTAGCAGGCATCGAGACCAACTTCGCACGGGCTATCCAGGTCGAGTGGATCGGGTTCAGCGATACCCGGATCGCGGAGCGCATCGACAAGCCCGGCTACGCAGTCAAGAACTGGGACGAGAACGACTGGGGGTACGTCGCTAGCATCTGCCGCGTCCTGGAACGTCTCTGTGGAGTCCGACGCCGGGACCCGAACACATACCGTTCCCATGCGATCTCGATGGGCCACGGGGCCTGGCGGGTCTTCGAGGGCCACTGTGGACACCAGCACGTTCCGGGGCAGACCCACTGGGATCCGTCGCAGCACTGGCGCAAGGACCTCGTGATCGGCCACGACCCGTGCGAATGGGACGGGGAGTTCCTCAAGCACGGCTCGAAGGGCAAGGACGTCGAACGAGTCCAGCGTTGGCTCAACGACATGGTCAACTCCGTCTTCAACGATCGGAAACACAGCCACGACTTCCGCGAGCGGGGACACATCGTGCTGGAACCGGACGGCGAGTTCGGGAAGTCCACAGGGCAGCGTGTCCGCCAATTCCAATACAACCACGACCTGGAGGCGGATGGCATCATTGGACCGATGACCTGGCGTCGCCTCTGCGTCGCAGCACGAAAGGAAGGATGATCAACATGACCGTTCCCGAGGTTCCGGTCGGCCTATCGACCAAGGTGGGGCTGATCAGCTCGGCTGTTGCTGGAGTGGCAGCAGGAGTGGCTGCTGTCGCGAGCGGGGACCACAGCAACGAGACGTTGGGTGCCCTGGTCACTGCCGGCATCATTCTCTACGGGGTGATCCGTAGCCGCGGCGAGCAGGCAGCCGTGCTACTCGCAAAGCAGCCCCCAGCTCTGTCGAAGGAGCCAGGGGCTGACGTGCCGAAAACTTACTGAACCTAGCCGAGAGGCTAGGCGGTGTCGTCGCTGCTCTCCTCGGCACCGTCATCCGAAGGGGCGTCGTTCTCGGGCTTGCTGCCAGCTCGAGTTCGGCGCCCCTTCTTCTTGCTCTGGGCGAGCTGAATGCAACGGAGGTAGCGGTCGTTTGTCGCGAGAGAGCGGGGCACGGGCCTGAGCTCGATCCACTGGAGGCCGGCCCGGACTACCTGTGGATGGGTTACCCACTCGTCGTCCCGGTACGTGCAGTAGATGACGCAGACCGCCCCAGAGTCGTCGACCCAGGAGAGGACGGTCGTGTCCTCCAGCACCGTCGCGGACAACTGGTCCGGGACGTAGCCCTCGGGAGACGAGCTGCGTTCCAGCTTTCGGCGGGCAACGAGCTCACCAAGTGTGAGTGTCATCTGTTCCTTTCGTCTAGTTCCTGCACGATGACTTCTCGTTGCAGGTCGGTCAGGTGGTAGAGGGTCGTGAGTGGCCAGATGTGATGTGCTTCGCAGATCCTCCGAGCAGTCTTTGGCCCGAAACCTGGAGGAGAGAGGAGGAGGGTATACACGTTTACCCCCAGGAGGATACCACGTGGCTTCAAGAGAAGCTCACGGAGGGAGAGGGTCCCCTCCTCTAGCTTTTCCAGTGCACGGGCTCTTGCTTCTCGCACGTACCTAGCGTGCTCGATAGAGCCAGGTCTAGCCACCACGAGCCTCCTCCTTCAGGACCGATCTGATATTGGACTTCTCCATGAGAGCCATCATTCGGTCGATCAGGATGAGCGCGTTCTTTGCTGCGTGACGTGAGCGAACGATGTGAGCCACAGAGCCAGCCTGTCGAGCCTGCCTGATGTGGCGCTTCTGGTTCTCGGTCGCCCCCTTCTTGTTGGTCGGGAGCTTCACCTCCAGCAGGAAGTGGACGCCGCGATAGCACCCTTCCAGGTCCGGACGACCCTGTGAGTTGGGCCCTCCGTGGTTCTTGTTGACGTAGGCCCCCAGCTTGCGGAGGTCCTTGACGATGGCCGACTGAAGGCCTGACTCTGTGGAGTTCATGAAGGCTAGAACACTCCCGGTCCCATGAGTTGCGAGGGCATGCCTTTGATAACGGTGGTCCCTCGAGTGACCTGAATCCACCGACCGTGAGGTGGGTGGAGTTGACAGGTCACCCTGGCCACCCCCACCGACACCCCTAAGGGGCCGTAGATGAGGGTGGCGTACCGTAGCAGGGTGGGACTCACGACCTAGAGATCGTCCAGGTCGAGGTCTTCGATCTCGTCATCGTCGACCTTCTTCTTGCGCTTGGTCGACTTCTTCGCCGGCGCCGTCTTCTTCTTGGCGACCGGCTTGCGGCGGGACGTGCGCTGGCGCCGCTTCTTGGGCGCGGGCTCTTCGTCCTCGTCTTCGTCTTCGTCGTCTTCGTCGTCCTCGTCGTCTTCGTCTTCGTCCTCGTCTTCCTCCTCGTCGTCATCCTCGTCTTCGTCGTCGTCGAGGTCCTCATCGTCCTCGTCGTCATCGTCGTCATCGTCGTCCGACTCGTCGTAGTCGTCCTCGGACATGAAGCCCTCGAAGGCGATGCGGGACTGGGGGTCGTAACCCTCCTTCTCCTGCGTCTCGAGTTCGATCCACAGGGCCTTGCCCTTGAGCTTGGCCAGCGGCAGGTTGACGGCCGACTTCGGGACCTTGACGCCGACGGCCTCCAGCAGGAGCCGGATGCGCTTGAGCGACTTGGGCGTGATGTAGAGGCGCTCGGAGAACTTCTTGCCCTTGCGCTTGCCTTCCAGGACGAGGAGGGTCACTTCCAGGAACGGGGTGTCCTTGTCGGGCGACCGGCCGGTCTTGGCTCCGACGATCTTGACGTGGTAGTCCCCGTCCTTCCATCGGATGCGGCCTCCCCCGCC